AGAAACAAGGAAAACAGAAATAAAGCCAATTCCGCAACGGACACAAGGAAGCGGTATGAGGTTTTACTAAAGGCGGTGATTAAATGCAAATAGGCAGATTGGAAATATTTACAGATGAGCCGGAAATCACAGAGAAAAATGTAATAAGGGTTTTGAGGAACGCACTGCCAAAGCATTTAATCAATGCCGATCGGTGCGATTTTTTATTGAATTACGAAGCTGGGGAACAGCCGAATACAGCAATCAAAACAACCAGAAAAGATATTCAAAGCTTCTGTCCTGATAACTTAGCACACAAAATCACGGAATTTAAGCTCGGATTTATCTGGGGATTCCCAATCAGCATGGTGCAGAGAGGGAAAAAAGACAGCGGAGAAAAGAAAGACGAATCTCCATCTATTGCACTTCTTAATGAACAGTACGAAATGGCAAAGGTGAGAAAAAGAACACAGGAGCTTGCTAGGTTTATTGAGATATGCGGGATAGGGTTTAGCTACATAGATATAAACACGGAATACGAAGATGGAGATAGCTACTTCACTTTAAACATACTAGACCCAAGAACAACATTTATTGTCAAGTCAAGATATTATCCAGACCACAGACCTTTGCTTGCGGTATCTTATCGTGAAGATGAAATGGGAAATAGATATTTTACCTGTTTTACAAAACTGCAAAGATTTGAAATTTCTGGCGCACTGTGGGAAAATACAAAAAGATGATAACGGAGAGCCAATCACAAATTGGTTTGAAAGGGAGCGAAGCGGAGAAAAAAATCCGCTCGGAATGCTGCCGATAATTGAGTGGATTCGTTCTTATGACAGAATGGGATGTTTTGAACACCAGATACCTGCAATGAACGACCTTAATGCTTTGCGCTCAAATTTTATGAATTCGATACAGCAGAACACAAATTCTCTCTGGCATTACAACGATGTGGACTTCCCAGTAGATGAAAACGGAAACGAAATAAACCCGAAGACAGGAGAGATTGTAAGAACATTCACCACGCCAGACGGAAAATCCCCGACAATAACCCCGCTGACGCTTGATTACAACTATGATGGGCTTTTAAATAAAATAGTTTACGACAGGTCAATCATTCTGGAAGAATGCGACGTTCCGCAGAGAAGCGAAAATGTATCAAATTCAACTGGAATAGCCACATCGGATGCTACGGGGTGGAGTGCGGCGGAAAACGCAGCGAATAAGCAGCAGAATATTACGGAAGATTGCAAAATGGAGGAAGTGAGGGTTGTTTGCAGGGCAATGCAAATTTCTCCATACGTTCCACAGGACAGCCCGATTTTAGACATAAAATATTCGGACACAAAACCAAACATAAAAAGGCAGAAAAATTATGAACTGACGATAAAGGCGAATTACATGGCAACATTGCTGAATTTGGGATTTTATGGAGAACACGTTATCAAAGGAGCAAACGCATTTGATGACCCAGAGCAGGTATGGATTGACAGCCGGGAAATGATAGAGGCTATTCAGAAAAGTAAAATCACAAAGCCAACGGAAAACGAAGATCTGGAAGAAACAAGGACAACAGACGGCGGAATAGAAGCGCAAATATCCAATTCGCCAATGCTTGACGGAATGTCAAAAGAAAAACCAGAGAAAGCGGGGGATGATAAGATGTGAGATTATTTGATGAATTAAACGATTTTTCGGAAGATGAGATATTAGACATAGATGCCTATTTTGACGAAATGGAACTTTCAGAAGAAGCGAAGGAAGAAAGAAAGAAATTCGCAAAGGGCATGAAAGAAATCATGCTTTTTCTTTTCTCTCTTTTTCTTGTGATGGAAGAAAATAGCTATATGGACAAGCGGTTTATCATATCGCAGCTACAGTCAAGATATTTGGACTTGGTTGTTGAATATATGAAAATCGACAAATACATTGAAGAACACATAAAAGAATTTTCAGAAGAAACCGTAGATACAACGCTTAGGCACATTGACGAAGAATTTTATCTTTCGGAAGACAGAGGCGTACTTATATCTGTCAACGAAGCAAACAGTACGCTGAATTACAAAGATTTTGCAAATGCAATAACAGACGGAAAAACAGAAAAGCAATGGATAACAGAAAAAGACCAAAGGGTAAGAAAAACACACAAAAGACTGGACGATGCAATAATTCCGATAAATGATACGTTCGTTGTAGGAAATACGCTCATGCGATTCCCGCACGACACTTTTTATGGAATTGATTACAAGGAACTGTCTAATTGCCGCTGTACAGTGCGGTACATTTAAAAATTAAATATTTTTAGAAATTAAGCACTCAGAGAAATCTGGGTTCTTTTATTTTGCGCTAGGGACAGCGCAATAAAAGTTTCGCAAAACGATAGGGAAATCGGAAATCGCAAATCAAAAACATTGTGAGGGAACACATTAAAACGCAGAAAGAGGTAAGAAGAATGAGTAAAGAAAGCAGAAAAATCCCAATGAATCTACAGTTTTTTGCAGAGCCGGGAGAGCCGGACGGACAGCAGACACCGACAGCAGAAGACGGAAAAGAGCCGGACGGACAGCAGACACCGACAGCAGAAGACGGAAAAGAGCCTACTGTTCAGGAGCTTATGGTAGAACTCGCCAAGTTGAAAAAGGCGCAGGAGCGCGCTGCAAGCGAAGCGGCAGAGTACAAGAAAAAGTACAACGCAAAGCTGTCTGAGAAAGAAAGAGTAGACGCAGAAAAGGCAGAGCGGGAAGCAGAAAGAGAAGAACAATTCCAGCAGCTTTTGAGGGAAAACAAAATCAACAAACTGGAAAAGTATTACCTTGGAGAACTTAAATACACGCCGGACGAAGCAAGCCAGATGGCGATCGCAGAGGTTGATGACGATTTTGACGCAAAACTGAAAATTCAGCTTGCTGTAGACAAGAGGAAAAAGAAGGAGTATGAAGCGGAATTTATTAAATCAAGACCGCAGATGAATGCCGGAACGGGTGACGGAAAGGTTGTTACATTAGAACAGTTCACAAAGATGGGGGTAGCGGACAGGGTTAAACTCAAACGCTCCGACCCAGACGGATATGAAAGATTAAGAAAGGCAGAACAGGGAGGAAAATAAAATATGGCATTACCAGCAGGAGTTACAGGAATTGCAGATTTGTTCGACCCAGAGGTGGTCGGAGACCTTATTAACAAGAAACTGATTGACGAAATTAGGTTTACGCCGCTTGCACTTGTAGATGATACGCTTGAAGGGCAGCCGGGGAGCAAGGTCAAACTTCCGTCATTTAATTATGTAGGAAGCGCAGAGAAGGTAGCAGAAGATGAAGACCTGCCAATCAAGAAATTAACGCAGACCGAAGAAGAAGTTGAAATCATGGAGTATGGTCTTGGAATTGAGATTACAGACAGAGGGGCTGTTATGGGATTTGGAGATCCTCTCGATGAAGCCGCAAGGCAGATTACGATTGCCGTTGCGGACGGGGTAGAGAGCAGCATAATTGACGCAGCAAGCACAACAGCTTCTTTGGTCGGAACATCTACGGCAACAAAGGTTACAGACAGGATTGCAGAGGATCTGGAACTTTTCGGGGAGGAAATCGACGGAGAAAAAGTTCTTGTGGTTCCCCCAAAAGTGCATACAGCATTAAGAAAATCATCTGACTGGATTCCAAATACACAGATGGGCGCAGACATCATTGTAAAGGGAACGGTAGGGATGATTTACGGATGCCAGATTGTTACGTCCAACAGGCTGAAAACAAAGAATGAGGGATTTATCATCAAGCCAGGTGCACTGGCTATCATTTCAAAGAGAAATACGCTTGTAGAGTTTGACAGGGATATTCTTGGAAGAAAAACCCTGATTACAGGCTCCAAAATGTTTGCCCCATATGTTTACGACAAAAGCAAGTTAATAAAGATTAGTTTTGGTGGCGGAAGTACGGGGGCATAGGAGGGTTCGCTATGGGAATGATTTACCACAAAAAAAGAATGTGGAAAAAACTGAGTGAAAAAGAGGGTTCAGAACCGAAAAATCAAAATATGGATTACTGGGAAACAGAACGAGAAAAAGAAGAAACAAATTACAACGAACAGATGAATTATACAAAAACAGACATCAATAAAATGCCAACATCTCAGCTTCAAAGACTT